GTAGACGGAACTTGGCGTCCAAATTGTCTCAAAGGACGTTCCAACGGCATTGTTAATACCAAACTGGAACAGCGTCTCATGCCAAGTGATCTGGCCGCGCGAAACCTGAAGTTCCCACGGCTCCGTGCGTCCTGTGCGGGTTATCGAGGAAGGAGGACGTGCCATATATACACCCGTTATCCGTAGTTCTTGATCAGTTCCAAGATGATTGTGTACCTGTCGCCCGCAGTTGCTCCTATGGTCGTGAAGAGAACGTCCCCCGTCTTACCCGCGCCAGCGTTGTTGGTGATTCCGCTGAACCGGGTGAAGTCAAAGGTGAAGAACTGATCCGACCCAAGGGTCATGCACAGCGCATCCGTTGTCGCGTCCCAGAGAATGTCTACGCCCATCCCCACCGTGACAGCCTCTATCCGCTCAATGTTCACACTTGAGCAGGTAGCGCCGTTGTAGGTGGAGAGCGCGGAGACATCGACCTTTAGGACGCCGCTCTCACCAGTCCCATCGGAGATGTTGGTGAACTTCATGATGGCTCTTTTAGAGCCATCAAAAATAGTCTGGCTTGTTACGGAGTCAGCCATCAGGGCCTCCTATTAGGGGCTGATAGCGCCCGGCTGAACGTAGCTGACGACCAAGAAGCCAGTTCCCGTACCGGTATTGGTCGAAGTCAGAACGATGCGAATGTCCGTGGTGCCGACATTGTACCAAGTACCGACACGGGTCGCATCTGCGCCCGCCGTAACTGCAATGATGCCAAGGGTGCCACCAGCAACAGCGGCAGCGGCAGTCAGGGCCGTGGCGGAGGCGGAGGTGCCGATGCCGAGGGTGGTGGCCGCGCCGCTCCAGACAGCGGTTACGTAGAGTTTGATGTCCGTGATGATGCTGCCAGCCGGGATCACGATGCTGGTGGTGTAGACGCCTGCCGAACCGCCGTTGGTGGCCTGCGTCACGGCCTCGGACTGCGCGAGAACGACGTTGCCGACGTTCGCAACATCTTGACCAAGGGTCGTGCCGGTGGTGAACTTGATCGGACCGGCCTTAAGAGGACCGGAAAAAGTAGAAGCGCCCATGTCGATCTCCTGTCGTGGGTTGTCTGCCAAGGGGCAGTCAGGGACAGCTCAAAGCTACAATAAAAAGGGGGGAGGCACAAGGCCATCCCCCCTCAATACTAAGGCGTCACACTTACGCTTACGCGCCCGGCGAACCATAGACCGCACGGGGATCAGACCAGCCGAAGCTGTAACGCTCGCGGGCCTTGTAGCGGACGTTGCCGGTTTCGAAGTCGCCTTCCATGCCGGTCTTCAGCGGGCTGCGAACGAAGTGCTTCAGGCCGTTGGGGGCGTCGGTCTTGATGAACCAAGCGTCCGGATCGGTCAGGAAGTGGTTGATCGCAAAGCCCTGCGGCATGTAACCACCAGTCTTGATAGCGTTGATGTCGTTATCAGAGGTGGAGACGCGCTGCTCAGACTTGAGGAGACGCTCGGCGGTGAACTGAAGCGCCGGAGGCAGGATCAGCTTCATGCCGCGAAGAGCGATCTTCAGGCCACGCTCGTCGATGAACGCCGCGATGTCGATCAGGGCCTGCTCCAACGAGGTCTCGTTGAGATCGGCCGCCGTCGCCAGCGTGTTCGACCAGTTACCGCCACCAACGGTGGTGTGCGCATTGTAGACCAACGGAGCGCCGTCGCCGCCGAGATAGCTCGTGGAGAAAGCGTTGTTGAGTACAGAAGCGCCCTTCACCTGCTTGGTGTTGGACATGGAGCGGGCCAGCGCCTTGGTGTAGCGAGAGCTGAGTTTGTCGTAGAGGTTGTCCTCCACAGCTTCCTCAGTGATCGCAAACGCGAGGGCGATGGTCTCGTGCGTATAGCGGGCAGTGAAAGCTTCACCAGCCGTATCGTACGTGATCGCAGCGCCTTCGCCCTTCACAGGGGCCTGACCAAAGCCAGACAGCATGACCTCTTCCTCGAACGCACGGTCCGAAGACTCGGTGTCGAAGATCTCGGCATGCTCGTTGTCGTAGCGGTCGTACTCCATACCAAAGAGGGCGTTGAGGCCCGGCTCCAGTTCCTTAAGGAGTTGTGAACGAGTGATTGCCATTGTTCAAACTCCCTTAGATGCCCGCACCAGTACCGTTAGCATTGTAACGGTAGAAGTGGTTGTTGAGGAGGACGATAGCCAGACGACCAGCGGCGGTGGCATCCGAATTGGCAGGGGTGTCCTCGAAGCCAAGAATACGGAGGTTCAGCGTGTTGGTTGTCGTAGCCGTCGAGACGGCGAGCTTGCCCGCAGACAGGCCCGAGGTTGTGCTGCCGGTTGTCGCGGTAGCAAAGTTAGCATTGGTGTGGACAAGGGAGTCCGCAGCCGCAGCATCGCAGTTGATCAGGAAGGTCTGATCAGGGTGGGCAGACACAATGCCAGTAGCGATGGTGTTCGCATAGATAGCGGCAGTGCCGGGGTAGTAGGGAGACCAGCGGGGCTTGCCGGTCAGGTCGATGTAGTTGCAGCCAAGAAACGCGCCCAGAAGAGGAACGGTGCCGCCGTTGGCATTGCCAACAACGTCAATCATGCCGTTCGCCAGCGGGATCACAGGGGTGCCCTGATAAATCACGCTCGACGTACCGGCAGTCGCCGCCGTCTGGATGTTGAACACAATGTCACCATTGGTGTTCGCGCCGCTTCCAAGCATGCGATACGGGCGGAGCCCGAACGAGGCATTGATATTTGCCATTGCTTAGATCCTTGTTGGAAGGCTACTCGGCAGAACGATTGCCGCCAAAAGTAACCCGGGTTTGACGTTCAGGTTTGATGATAGGCATAGACGGGTGGTTCTCACGGAGAAGGTCGTTGTCAACCGCAGAAAGCTGGTCAGCAGCCTGTCCACGGTAATAGGCGTTTCTCTGGGAAGCCGTCTCTAAAGGAAAGCGGGCTAGGATCAAACCACCCACTCCGATGACGCCAGCATGGACGCCGTCTTGGATGGTCGGGGCCGTAAAGTCCGGGTATTCCTCGGCGCGAACTGGTTCAAAGCCTTCGCGAAGGCGGGCGGAAAAGTTCTTCCGGTCATCAAACCCGTTGGTCTCTACACGAATCCAACGGTGCGTGTACCCCTCAGGAGGGGGCGGTGCGTCCAAAGAGGACGGGGGCTTCCAAGCCTGTACACGGGCAGACTTGGCGCGGGTTGTCTCAGAGCGAGGGGTACGGTCCATAGCTGGTTCCTTAGCCATTGAGCTTCTGAGCATGCCTTGCATACTCTTCTAAACTAACTCCAAGGCGTTTGGCAATAGCGACTTGGGTCGGGGTGAGTTTTACTTGCTTGCGGCCGTCTGCTCTCGCACCGGGACGCGCTGACGCAACGGGGGAAGAGGTCCTAGAACCTTGAAACTTATGGGGAAATTCAGCGCGCATGCGGCGGTCGATTTCGCCATAGTATTCGTTGCTAGTCGGGTCGTAACCCTCTGTTTCAACTAGCTTTTTGTGGACGTGGAAGGCGACAGTGGTCATGGCCTCATCGGTCCCGAACCACGGGTTCTTGTCCGCCCAGTCCTGCGCCCGTGGATCGGGGCGAGGCTCCGGAGCGGGAGGGGAGAACTCGCGAGTCGGCTCCTTTGGACGCTCGTCTTCCTGCTGACGACGAACCTTCTGGACGCGAAGGCGCTCGTTCTCCACAGCCAAATTGGCCAGCATCCGCTGCGCCTCGATCTGACCGTCGACATCATTCATGTCGATGGAGTTCTTGAGCTTGTCCTTCGCGAGCGACTCTTGGAGCTTAAGGCGGTTGTCGAACTCCTGCACCAGCGTCTTGTCCAAGACGTCGGCGCGCCCCTTGTGGGTGTCCAACTCGCCCTTGATGCCACGAGCGTAATCCAGCGCGGCCTGCTCACGGCGTTCCGCCTCACGAAGACGGTAGGTCAGCTTATCGATGCGCCGCTTGACGCTCTCCGACTGCTCCTCCATGTCCCCCTTGGCGGCAGCCTCCTCCCGTTTGGGGGTTTCCGCTACCGGTTGCTCCTTGTCTTCAGGAACCTCAATCTCAACTTCGACGGAACCTTCAAGTTCGTCAGCCATGGTTTTCTCCTTGGTGCGCGGTGTCAGACATGCCTGATGTCGTCGGGATCCGCGATGGTTGCGATGACTTCGTCCTCGTTGATGATGCGAACTTCTCCGCCATCAATCCGGAAACGTGCCCCGGCGTAGCGCCCGATGGTGACCCAGTCACCCTTCTTGCACCACGGACCATTGGGGTACTTGGCCTTGTCGGCGTAAGCATCTGGGCCTACGACAAGGACATACGCCACCACAGTAGCGAGGCTCTGCGCCGCCACGTACTCGTCGGGAACGTAGACGCTGCCAATCTTGCTCTTCCCACGGTAGGGGAGGATCAGGATGCGCCACCCGGTGGGTTGGGGGAGGCGAGCGAGGACTGTTTCTGGGATCTTCGTGGGGTCCAGCACACGGTCCTCGGCCTTGACGTAGGCGTCATTCAGGATCGTGGAGGGGGCCTCTACCGGCGCTGTTGCCGTAGCGTTTGCTAGGTACTCAGGTAGAATCAGGTTCGTCATTGGCGAGAGCTGCCTGTTTTAGCAGAAGGCGGATTTCGCGCTCAACCTCGGACCAAACCTCAAGTTTGCCCCTCAGATGGCGGAAAGCAGCGAAGTCCTGAACCGAGCCTTCTGTAATCGCTTCAGCAACAACTGTTCGCCGCTCACGGACTACCTTAAGCAGTCTGTCAACAAAGTAAAGATCCGACACCGGTCACCTTTCTAGGAGAGAGTTCCCGCCGGGAGTTATCCACGGCGGGAATTTTTACCGGACCACAAATTTTGTGGCGCGCATCTGTAGGCCGAAACCACGAGCGGTCTGTTCGCCACCACGGAGGCCTTTAGCGACCGAGGGGGTGGCCACATTCTCGGTCTTCTTGAAGGGGACGGAACCTTGGTTCACGATCTCTTCGCTGGTGTTGACGGCGGGGGTCTTTGTCATCGAAGCCATGCTACTCTCCGTAGGGGTTGTTGAAGACGTAGTAGACGTCCTCAATGTTGGGGGCCTTTTTGGCCGGGGAAACCTGAGGCGCATTCTGATCAAATACTTGGAACCCGTCTAGGCCGTACAGGTTTTGCACGGCTGGGGCCTGCTGTGCTGTTGCCGGTTGGTTCAGGACCCCGGGTTGGGTAGAGGCCGCTGGTGCAGTAGCCGGGAACGGCTGGGTGGGCCAGTAGGACGGCTGGGTTGGATACGCGATGTTCTGAAACGGCGTCTGGTCAAACGTCCTGAAGTCGTAACCAGCAAAAGGCACGTAGTCGCTGTACTTGGTATGGATCTTCTTCGTCGAGGTGTCGAGATCCCAAGCGATTGGGACTAGGGGTTTGCGAAGTGTCGGTGTGGGGGGCGTGACGGGGGGCGTCACGGGAGGTGTTACGGGGATGTTTGGGGGAAGGACCTCTCCGCCCCCGGGAGTGGTGTCCTGACCGCCGGGGGTCGTATCTTCTCCGCCCGGAAGGGTGTCCTCGGGAGTGGTGTCTTCCCCGCCGGGAGTGGTGTCCTGACCGCCCGGAGTCGTGTCCTGACCGCCCGGGGTTGTGTCCTGACCGCCCGGAGTCGTATCCTGACCGCCCGGGGTTGTGTCCTGACCGCCCGGAGTCGTATCCTGAC